TGAACACCCACGACTTCGGCAACGTATGCGTGGCCTCGCAGGCCGGGCACCAATGCACGAAGCCACTGACCGTCCAGCACATGATCGAGCTGACTTGCATCAGAAGCGAACCCCGATGGCACCGCGCGTTTGCCCGCCGGCGGCTTCCGCCTTTAGGTCGGCGATGTAGCCGCGCAGCTTGTTGACGTCGGTCGGCGCGTAGACGACGCGCCCTTCCGGATACTGCACTTCCTGCCGGAGCGAGCCGGTCATGAGCTTCTGCAGCGCATCTTCGGCCGCCGCGATCTTCTGATCGAGCGTCGTGCAAACAGCCATCGCGATATCCTTACAGAGTGCCGCGGTTCAACTCGGCCAGCGCCGCATAGGGATCATGGTCGTCGACCACCTTCGGCGCCTCGCCGGCGTCCTCGACCGGCTTCAGGCTCACGGCCTGGAACGGTTTCGGCGCGAACAGGTCCGGCGTGCGCAGGTCGGCGGGAATGCCGCGTTCCTTGGCGCGATTGGCCCAATCGTCAGAGGTGAACGCGGAGAAATAGGCATCCGCCACGGCCATGTTGTACACGCGGCAGTCCAGATAGTGGTTCGGCGCATCGCCGCCCTGCTGCTTCCAGATCTTCCGCAGCCGACCTTTGCGGATTTCGTCGTCGAGATATTCCGCTGTGATCTGCTTGAAGTAGCTTTCGTCGAGGAAGTTGGCGAAGTGGCAATAGCCGGGCGGGTAGACCACGCTGGAGCCCTCGACGACCGGCCGCCGCGCCAGGTATTCATAGAATTTCGACTTGAGGTCCCAGGTGCCGACCATGCGCAGCTTGGCGCCGCCCTTGATTTTCTTTCCCTTGTAATCGACATCCTGGTCGGTCGCGACGCCGAGCGGCACACGGCGCCAGCCATCACCACCCTTGACTGCTTTCACGCCCGGATGCCGACGCGTCCACTCATAGACCGCGTCGGTGTGGTAGTTCGCGTCGATCGCGAATTCGTCGAAGCGCCAGCGGTTGCCGTAGGAGTCCGGCCACTCGCGACGATACAGCTCGGACAGCGCAACGAACGCGCCTTCATCGACATCCGTGGTCGGACCGTCGAGATAGTCGATATAGATCGGCCAGCTCTGTTGATCAGGCGCGTGCGCCAGCACCTCGACATAGATGCCGCGCTTCTGCACGTCGGCGGCGATGGTCAGCAGCAGGAAGCCCGGCGGGATGCGGCCGAGCTTGGCCTCGACCCGGCGCGCCATCAGCGTCTCATGATCCGGCGCCTCGCCGCGCATATCGTAAGCCAGGCCGAAGGTCAGATTGTTTAGCGTCTTGAGCTTCGCCGGGTCCGAGCCCGCCTCGATGATGCGCTTTGCGATCACATCCCATGGCACGAACGGCGAGGACAGCGCATCGAAATGACGCGAGCGATGTTTGCCCGGACCCGGCGCGGTGGGAATCCAGCCTTCCACCTCGCCGCGCTCGTTCCGGCCGATGCCCGCGCGCACCAGCTCGTTGCGCTGCCAGGACTCAATCGGGACGCCGCAGCACTCGGGAACGTAGTGCGCCTCATAGGGAAACGTCCTGTTGAAGCAGAACCGATCAGGATGACCGGTGAAGTAGAACACCCCGATTTTCAGCAGGGCCTCGGTGACGCTTTCCGCGCCGGCCGCGGCGGCCCTGATCTCGGCCAGAGACGAGTTGCAGCAATGCGGGCATCGCACGTGCCAATAGCGCCGGTCGCCGGCCTCGAATTCGCGGTCGATGTAGCAGGCGCCCTTTTCGACCGGCGTCGAAATCGAAAGGTCCTTGTAATCGCCGTTGGCCAGGAACGATTCATAGGCGCCGGTGATCATGTCATGCGGCGAGCCCTGTCCGCCGAGATCCTCCGGATACTCGCTGGCTTCGTCCCGGATAATCTTCTTTCGGGTCTTGCCGCGCAGGTCAGCGGTCGACGTCGCGATGCCCATCAGCAGCGAGCCGCCGGTGTAGCGCTTCGAATAGGTGGTCGAGCCCTTGTTCGAGCGCGAGGTCTGCCCGCGGATCTTCTTTTGCAGCACAGGCGAGCCCTCGATCGCGCGCTGCAGCTTTTCGCCGACGAAATCGGCTAGGCTCTCTTGCGTCGGCTCGATCAGGAACACGTCGCAGGGCTCGACGTCGGCGGTGTAACCGCAGGCCGCGACCGCCAGCGTGGTGAAGCCGGTCTGCTTCGACTTGCGCACCACATCCTTGTTGTCCGGGCATGCGTCGGCGAAGAAATTCAGCGGCTCGACCAGGTACGGCGCCAGCTCGGTCGAGAACAGCTCGCCCGCGCGCGGACCATCCGGCACGACCAGATTCTTGGCCGCCCATTCGGCAGGCGTGATGTCCTCGCCGGGGTCGAAGATGTCCGCGCCGATCGCCGCCATGACTTGCGTGACGGTCGGCGCGGGGAATTGGATGTTCATGGATAGCTCTTGCGGCCTTCGCGGTTACTCGCGCGGCGGCCAAACCCAAAAGCGAGCATTGGGACCGACTTGGTTGCCCGTACCTTCGGTCATCGTGCCTTCCGAAACGCTACCCTCGTCCCAGGCATCTTTCCCCCAGCCCAGAACCTTCAGGTTCACATAAGGGCCATCCGGGAACGTCTGCTGGACGATCGCGGGATAAGGACCGGCGCCCTGCCCATTGAGGTCAAGGCCGGATTTGTAGAAATGGACAATGCGTCCGACAGTCGGCTTCGGCATCTTACGTCTCCTCTCGCTCTTCAAGATCAATCGCGCCGCCTGCATCGAGCGCCTCGCCCGCCTGCAGCTTGGCAAATTCCCGAGCCGCTACCTTGCGCAGATCCCGCACCACGTCGCGCAGGCCTGCGCGCATGCCCGGCACGCCATCCTTGTTCGCCCGCGCGGTCAGCTCCTCGGCGCGTCCAACGATGCCGGTGAAGGCACGCAGCACCACTTCCATGCAGCGCGCCGCGGCGGCCTCGGTTTGATCGAGCGGTCGCAGCTTGCCGAGCCGCTCGTTGTAATCCAGCTCGGCCAGGCGCGCCTTGTAGACCTCGGTTGCCGTGCGCGCCCGCGTGAGGCCGGCGGGCTGCTGCGTTTCGCGTCCGCCGCCATAACCGTTCGACTGCGCATCATCACCGCCGTCCGCCAGCACGCGCTGCACGTTCATGCCGAGCGCGCGATCGGCCTCGGCCGGATCAATTCCTTTTTTGCCGCCCTCTTCGCGCAGCGTGATCTTGCCGGCGCCGACCATCTTGCTGATAGCCTGGCGCGACACGCCGCGGTGCCGCGCATAGTCGGCCTGGCTCATCAGGTCCATCGGCAAAAGCCCCGATCATTTTTGATCAGTCGCCGGCCGCAAAAGAGCAACAAAATGATCCTCTTTCGATCTAGCCGACGCAACCAAAACGATCAATTATTTACGAACGCGATCTAGGCGATTATCTCCGGACGCAGCAAAACAGGAGTGAAATACCCATGTCGAACTGGAGCCAGGACTTCACCGTGAAATCCAACGCCCGCCGCGCCGCCCGCAAGGCCGGCATCGACCCCGCCAAGGTGGTCGGCTTCAGCAAGGCCGGCAAAGCGTTTTACCGCTTCCCGACCGATCCAGAACCGAAGGCCAAATCCGCCAGCAAGACCGAGGCAGCGAAGAAGCCCGCAAAGAAAACTACAGCACCGAACGCCGCTAAGGCTGCGGCTGCGAAGCCGGCATCGGCCGCGCCCAGTCCCAGCACCTCGCGCGGTGGCTTGAAGTTCATCGCTGTGGCCGAATTGTTGCGCCGGCAGCAAGGCGCCAGCATCGACGAGGTCGTCGCAGCCACCGGCTGGAAGCCCCACTCGGCCCGCGCCCGCATTTCGGTCGACGTGTCCAAGCTGCTCAACAAGGGCGAAGAGATCGTCCGGCGCCGCGAGGACGGCGTGTCGCACTACTCGATCGTCAAGAGCAAGCAGATGGAACTGCCGGTCGAAGAGGCGGCCTAGCTTCGCGCTAGAACGGACACGCCGTTTCATCAATGCCCGCCTCGCGCATGAGGCGGGCCTCAATGCTTTCGAGCGTCGGGATGTCCTCCCGCCTTTCCCTGATCGCGGAATTCTCTTTCGGCGGCAACCACTGCAGATTGGCGCGCCGGTCGTCGAGGCTTTGGCCGTTGACGTGGTGGCCGTGATGCGCGGCGGCGAAGTCAATGTCACAGCCCGTCGCGCGCTTTAGGATTTCCCGATGCAGGTAGACCGTCAGCCGCTGCACGCCTTCGTTACGCTTGGCGTAGAACTTCCATTTGGTCTTGTTGTGCCAGCCGATATTCCAGCCCCACGCCAACGCCCAATCGTAATCTTCGGGATCGACGAGGCAGTAGATCTCGCGGCGCTCACATAACGTCAGCCGCCGGAACGGCGCGACGGGCACCACACGCTGCAGCATGACGCGTCACGCCGCCTGCCGATCGGCCGAACGTTCCGCCGCGACCTCGCCCCACCCCTTGTCGCCGGCGGCGAGGATCGCAGTTTTTTTGGTGAAACCCTCCCATCGGCGAACCGCGACGTCGACATAAGCCGGCTTCAATTCCATGGCGAGCACCCGGCGGCCGAGCATCTCGCCCGCGATGATTGTGGTGCCGGAACCGGAGAACGGCTCATAGACGTAATCGCCAGGCTTCGAATTATTCTTGATCGGACGAAGCATGCACTCGATCGGCTTTTGCGTGCCGTGGCCGGTGTCACTTTTGCGGTGGTCGATGTCCCACAACGTGGTTTCGGAGCGCGAACCCTGCCAATGGCCAGTGCCATCTTTGCGCACGGCATACCAGCAAGGTTCATGCTGCCAGTGATAGTGGCCACGGCCGATCACAAATTTCGACTTGCCCCAAATGACCTGCGAGCGGATCTCGAAGCCGGCGCGCTCCAGCGATGCCTGCACCGTGCTGCCGTGCAAAGCGCCGTGCCAGACGTAGGCGACCTCACCGGGGAACAGGTCCCACGTTTCGGTCCAGTCGGCGCGATGATCGTTCTCGACTTGGCCAGTTGCGCGCGCGCCCATCGAGGCAAGCGCGCCGCCCAGGCCGGCGGCGTCGTTACGCCAACCCGGATCATATTCGACACCGTAGGGCGGGTCGGTGACCATCAAGTGCGGCACGTTGCCGTCAAGCAGCGCGGCCACGTGATCGGCGTTCGTACTGTCACCGCACATCAGCCTGTGGCCGTCGAGCAGCCAGACGTCACCAGGCCGCGAGACGATGGCGGCGTCGGCAGTCGGCCCCGCGTCGGCGTCCGGGTCGGCGTGCCCCTCCCGTGCGACTTCGGGCAGTAGCCTGTTCAACTCGGCCTCGCTGAAACCAAGCTCGGCGAGCGTGCCGTCGAATTCCGGCATGCTGGCCAGCGCGGCCATTTCGATGGCGAGCAGTTCCTTGTCCCAGCCAGCGTTCTCGGCGACCTTG